AAAGGTACTATCAAGAGCCTCATAAGTAAGCTTCTTGTCGCCAAAAGCAAACGCAACAGAAGGATTCAAAGAAGCCTTTGCGGTAGCTCTAGCTAATTCAATTAATTGTGTTCTTTCTAAAGCCATTATTCTATCCTCCTTTTATTACGCAATCCTCTGGATCTTGACACCAGTTTGTCCGTCTGGCATTGTGGTTTCAGCGACAACTTGGAAGTACATTCCAGATTCCGGCTTAGCATTGGCCTTAGCTAAAATACCATCAGCACCAACAGTTAAATAGTTACCCTTTCCTAAAGAAACAGAGGTAGCCACAAGAGTATCATATCCAGTACCGGCTCCGCCAAACATATTTGTAGTAAAGATATCACCAACATTAGTCTTTAAAAGACGAGGATAAATCTTCTGATCGGCGAAATCAGTCTTCTTTAACACGAAATCCTTATGCCCCTGATGTCTTTCATCATATAGCTTCTCTTCGCAATACACAAGCAACCACTCGCCATCACCAGCGGTAGAAGCACAATCAGCAGCATAGTTATACTTTAAAAACTGACCATTTTCAAGTTGGCCAATTGCAGCAGCATTGGCCCCAGTGGTCATAGCAGGAAGTTGAGCATAGATCTGACCAGTATACTGTGCAGATAAATGATTTGGCTCAACCTGTCCATATCCTTTTCTTTGAATTGTAATAGCCATTATTTATAAGCCCTCCAAATTATAATTTCCCATTCATATGTAATTCAACTTCTTTAACCCAATCAGGAGTTAGATCCTCTTGATTATCAATATTGAAAGTTGTAGCGACATCCTTTTCGGACTCTTTCATAGAATCTTCATTTTTATAAGAATCTGTTAAATTAAAGTTGACCTTCTTTTCAAAACAAATTACAGCTAATTTTGATTTTATTTCATCTAAAGTGTATTTCACCTTATTTTCAATAACATCCTTTTTATCCTCATCAGAAAGCATGAAAAATTGAGAAATTAATTCATCCTTCTTCTCATTGTCAACCTGTAATTTAAACTCTCTTAATTGCTCAACCTCTTGCTTTAAAGAATCATAATTACTTTGTAGTTCATTATACTGTGTCTCTAAAAGAGAATATTTTTCTTTTAGATCATTGTTTTCAGTTACCTCAGCGGGAGCCTCTTCAGACTCAGCTGTAAATTCATTTTCTGCAGAAGCTTCTGGGGCGGGAGCCTCTTCATGCTCAGCCTCAGCTGGAGTATCATTAACTTCAGCTTCCGCAGAATCTGCATTTTGTTCTTCTATAGTAAAATCAGTTTTCTCTGAAGTCTCTTTATCATTTTTGTCATTTGAGTTTTCAGAAAAATCTGTAGTAACAGTTTTCTTCTCTTCAGCCATATAGCCTCCTTCTAACACTTGCTTTAGATCTTTCATCATTGAAAACAGAGTAGTTTTAAAATTCTAATCTAAACTAAATGATGTACTTATTTCTGGAGCTGTTATGGCAGCGCCCTAAAAACAAGGTTCTATATCCTATCCTAAAATACAAAGTTTTGAAAATATTGCGTCATTAATAATGAAAAATTCTATATCAGTTTTATAATCTGTTGCCCACTTTCCTTTGATGGTTTTTTCATCAAGTTCCATTGACTGCGGGCGTCCACCCTATTCTAAAACTTTTTTAGCTTCTTGGAATTGCTCTGTCCATAAATATCCAGTTGTCATTAAATAGGTTCTAGTAATATTCTAATTATTTAATTCGTCAAAATCATCAAAATCCTGGAACCAAACTTTTGCATCAGGAGAAACAAAGCCATAAGGCTTAGTTAGACAGTTAAATCTAATACCTTCCCCATCAATAACTAGCTGATCTCCGTGATCTAAGAAATCCTCTTCTTTATCCCTATAATATCCTACAATAGGCGCTCCGCGAAGAGTCTTTGCCATCTCTTCCGCAACCTATTTAGAAATAAAACTACCATTCCTGTTCTTACCAATATATAATACTTTAATTTCACAAGAGGACATTAAAGGATTAATATCAAGAGGAGTAAGATTTATAAACTAAGGAGAGTTTATTGTAGCTACACTCTTATGCGGTAAACTCATCTTTCATCCTCACATACTCTATAAATTTTGCATCGTCTTTTCAGACTTCTCGTTATCATCTTTTTCTGGGCGGCCGGCGCCTTGCCCATTCCCCTCTACTTGCTTTCTATTACCTGCCGCAGACCTTTGTTGTAAGGCTTCCGCATTCATAGTATTAGAAGTAAGCGGTGGAACAAACACTCTAACGAGATCTAATATATCATTTTCAAAATAAGCATTAGCTAAAATAGAACTTTGAGTCTGACCAAGTGCGACTTGCGGAAGCATCTTGTTATAACCCATTTGCGCTTGTTCTTTATACATCTTAGCTAGCTACTTATAGTTATAAATAGTAGTAGTTAATATTTGAGCCTGATAATAGCATTTTTTAGGACTTTTATTAAATGAACTTAAAATAGAATTAAGAAATGCTTCAAACTGTAAAAGTAAATTATACATAGAAGCTTCATCATTTAAAATTGAATTATTTAATGCTATATTTCCTGTACTATTGAATTGAAGCTGCGACACACCCGCCTCATTATACACAGTCCGCTCTACTTTCGCCAGTTCATCAACAGTTGTTGTAGTCCCTCTATCAGACATATCAGCAACCTCTACATCTGCAAAAGTAGTTAAAACATCAACACCAATAGCACGACTTAACATTTGAACGGCATTATTATGCAACTCTTGAACTTCATCAGGATCAAAAATTAAATCTCCATTTTTATCTAACGGCATCTTTTGAATAATAATTTTCAATAACTTCTGTGCCATCTTTCTTCTATCTAAGTCTTGAGCAGAGTCAAGATCTAGAATAGGAGGAATAACAGAAATAAAAGCAGGGAAGTCCTAATCATTCATATTAAACTTCACTGTACTTTCGGGATCTAACAAATACCAACCCCGCTATTCAATATCCATTCCGTAATCTAATTTGCCTTGTTTATATAATTTATATCCCTTTTTAAACTCTTTTGGGAAGATATCTAACGCTCTAGACCGCTGAAATTCATTTATAAAGGTATCATCAAAATACTTCATATTAAATTCAACAACAGGTCTATTATCTTTCTTAAATCTTGAACGACAATATCTAGGAGGCAATTCTTGAACTACCATCTTATTAGGTTGCGGCATGAGATATCCATAATAGCATCCATTTCTTATAACTTTTAAAGCGACTTCTCCAAAAAATTTTTTTAATTCAGAATTTTCAAAATACTTTAAAACTTTAAAGAAGTTATTAAATTGCTTTTTTCTACTTTTTATTTCATCTTCACTATCTATATTACCTAGTCCGCTATCAACGTCTAATAAACCTTCACATCCATTTATATATGGAGTCACAAACCAGTCGTATTTATATAAGTATGCCATATAACGACATAATCTAGCATAAATACCGCTTGTCTTATAAAAGAAATTAGATATTTCCCGCATTCTATCTACGTTATAAGTAGCTATTGCTTTTAATACCTATTTCTTATCCCCATATTTAGGATTAATTTTTTTTAGACTTCCTAAATTTAAAGTGGCATCATCTAAGATTTTTGCTCCAACTCTAATTTTAGCATAATCAGATGGAATAAATTGATTATTGGCGCCTTCTGTTAATCCTTTAATAAAATCATCTCTTTTATTTATCAAAGAAGTCACCTCTCATTTATAAAACATCTGCTAAACCCATAATATAATCATAAGAAATTAAATTCTATTCCCAATAAGGAATAATAACTAATTTTATATTATGTTTTTTACAGTATTCCCTTTTTTCCATATCATAAAACTGTTGTTTCTTTAAACCAGAGATGCCCCCAAAAATGCTTTTTGGTTTATAATGCTGTATTCCTTGATATTCAATTAAAAATTCTAATTCATCATTATCATCAAACACAGCAAAATCAAATCTCAAAGCATGGCCCGCCTCTCCAATTAAATCTGGAAAACTATACTATTCTTTAAAATTTAATCCAGCAGAATTTAAAATATCTTCTATTTTCATTTCGGCTCTTGAACTTCTCATTTTATATAATTCTCCCTTTTCATAAATACATAAAATTTTAGCAAAAAGTTTTGGTTAAAAATGTCCTCCAGAAAATAGTTGCATTTTTGAAAAATCTCTAGTATGACGTTTTCTTCTTCTATCCTACTCTTGTTTTATATAATATAATCCATATATAAAAGCAGAAAATTTATCCTTCTTTATGCTACGACTGCTTTGTTTTAAAATAATATTAACACCTTGATTATCTTCAACGAGATTTAACATTTGCTAACGTAAAACGGTTGTTAATACAAATGGACGAAGATAATCATTACGTTGGTCTATTGACATATTTTGACCATTTTTAGTTTCCATCAATCTAGTTTTAGCTTCAGATTCGTCTATTAATAATTTAATCTTTCCGCTAGATAATTGAGTTTGCGCATAAGAATAAGCCTAAGTGTTGATGGGTGCATTTGCTTTTATTTGAAAAATTGCATCTTTCTATAATTCAGTTACGCCCCTAAAATATTTCTTATAGACTCCTTCTTCATCATTCTCGATCCCAAAAGGTGGGAGAAAATCTCCATCCTCAGTTTCTTGCCCTTTTACCATGAAATCTAATAATCCAATACCAAGACCATTAGTATCAATAGCAACTCGTCTAGCTTTATACTTATAATAAATCTTTTTAATATTTATCGCCTGTTGTTCAAAGTGCTATGCTTCAAAAGTATAAAGATTAACAAGAGACTTCAATGCTAAACTTTGCGGTTGCGGTGTAACTTTAAATACCATAACTTCCGTTGTACATCCAATACGACCAACGTCAACACCTAAAACATAATACGCACTTTTTGAGGAGCGGCCGCTGAATTCGTTTTCGGGCTGGCGCAAAACACGATATTTATCAAACTTCTAAGATGAAAAGAATGCATTCTCCGCATCTCCAGACCAAATTGATCTATACTCTCGATCGAAAGAATCTTCATTATATGTTCCAGAGAGTTTTAACTAATCAACAAAGTTTTCATCAAGTAGCCCCTACGTTACAGGAATTTCAAACGAGCCGCCTAATACCATTGTCTCTTTTGGCTCTATTATACTACGAATAAGCAATTCTATTTGCTTATCATAAGCAAATGAATTCTTCCATCCCGCAGTAGTAATATATACTTGAGATTTATTTACAACCTCTTCATTGTTTCTACTGCCGTCCGGAAGTAATCTATTAACGTTTGTAGTAGGAATGATAATTTCATTAAGGGCTGTTTGATCAATCAAAACACACTACTCCATCAAACCACCAGTGCGTCTTTGTCCTCTTGAAGACTACCTTGCCGCCAAGACGTTAATCTTAGATCCATTTTTAAATATATAATTAACATCATCTTTAGACCGTTTAGACACTCCGCGATCCCAGTTAATTTCATTATAAAAAGATGGAATTAATTTACAAATTTCCTATATTTTAGCAATAGTAATCGATGCGGCCTGCTCTTTTCCCCCTGTAGTAACAAATAACTATGATCCAGGAAAAAGGATGCACCGTAACATTAATACCATCATAGATAAGAATGATTTACTAAAAGCTCGTGGGAAGGTTGCATAAACATACCGATGCCGCATTACAACCCGCAAAAATATGCGTTGATAAAAATAAAAGTTAAAGGTACTATCCGGCCCTTTCATAAAGTCTACTAAAAGGTCCGGATACTACCTATAAAAAGAAATCATCGTTCTTAAGTTGTCTAATTGGTTTTGTAACCTTTCAACAGAAAGACCTTGTTTTTCAAGATCTCTAGACTAAGAAGACTATAATATTGCTTGTAAACTCACTAATCTGACCCTTCCTCATAAACTTGATTTGTTGCTTGCCTTTCTTGCTATAGGAACTATTTAAAATTAATAGTATCCTATTCAGTAATTTGATGAGTATCATAACCTTGCTATTTAGCTTCCGCCTTATCCTTTTTCATTTCAATAGCAGTCTTAGCAGCTTTAATATAATCTTCAATTTCTTTTGCAAGAGCAGTATCAGAATAAATTAAATTTTTATAATACTCTTTTAAATCTTCAATTACTTTATCAATTATATCATAAGGAGTGCTAATTTCGTAGCGGGGAATCCTTCCTCCCTATTTCTAACAATAGGCAACAAGCTGACCTACTGAATCAACAAACTTACCCTTTTCTTCTTTGTTCTGCGCAGCCGTAAACTTGGCGGACTTCCGCAAATCATTATACACCCGCGATAATTTTTGATACCCTTCCACGTCTCCGCAGTCAATAGCCTGATT